TGGCGGTCTGCGCGAGGAGTTCAAGGCGCAGTCGGTCGCCACCGACCTCGCCTTCTTTCCGGAGTCGCCCGTCGAGCCTCGCGACCCGCAAGCCGGGTGGCAGGTCGAAGAGCTTCCCATCCGCTTCACGGGAGTCTGATCCATGAGCGAGAAAACCTTTCGTACCGCGAAGCTCCGGAAGAAGGATGGCGACTACCCGAAGGGGCTCGCCATCACGACCGACCCCTCGGCGCGCTGGAGCCCGACCGAGGGCAAGGGCCCCGTGTTCGTCGACGACGGTCGCTTCGCGTCGTGGGAGCGCGACGAGTTCTTGGTCGACGTCGCCGAGGTCGCCGCCGCCGAGATCCCCAACCCCGCTGCCGCCGAGGAGGGCTGAGCGTTGGCCAAGCCGATTTTCTACAACCGGGTGGCCGTGTTCGGCGGCTACCGGCTCTCCCGCGACTCGAACAGCGTCGTGATCAACCCGAGCCGCGCACGCGAGGATCTCACCGACCTCGAAGCGAAGAGCGAGAAGTACGAGCTGGGGAAGTGGACCGGCGACTTCAACTTCCGCGGCTGGACCGACGACGCCATCGAGAAGCACTTCCTGGCGCTGCTCGCCGCCAGCGCGGCGCCCGACCCGGCGCTGCCGCTCTCCATCTGCATGGAGAAGGGCAACGGCGCCGCCGGCGACTTCTGTTTCCAGATCGCCGGCTGCCCGGTCGGCCTGCCGCTGATGCGCGAGAGCGGCCGCGTCATGAGCTACGAGCTGCAGGGCAAGGCGCAGGACCGGATCCAGTACGGGCAGATCCTCTTCACCTCCGTCGGGACCGCCGGGATCACAGGCGTCGCGAACGGTCCCGTGGTGCAGCTCGGCGCGATCTCCTCGACGCAGGAGATGTGGGTCGCCTACCACCTCCTCAACTTCCCGGCGGCGTCCGGCACCTCGCCGACGCTCGACTCGAAGATCCAGAGCGCGGCCGCCGTCGGCTTCGCCTCGCCGACGGACCGCCTCACCCTCCCGCAGCGGACTGCCACGGTGACGGGCTCCGTGCACCGGATCGCCGGCCCGATCACGGATCAGTACTGGCGGTACGTCGTCACCGCCGTCGGCGGAACCGCCTCGCCGACGCTCTACGTCCTCGTCACCGCGGCCATCGTCGCCGTCTGATCGAAAACCCTTTTTCGACCCTCGGGAGGATCTAAAAAATGGCCAAGCGCGTTTTCCTCGACTGCTTCCTCACCCTCGGCGGCACCGACCGCAAGAGCCAGTTCAGCAGCTTCGACACGAAGCCGCTCCGCGAGGCCGTCGACGTCGGCGCCCTCGGCGACAAGAGCGAGAAGTACGAGCTGGGGCTCTTCTCGGCGACCATCGGCGGCAACGTCCGGCCCGAGGCGGATTGGGCGTTCCTGAAGTACCTCCTCCAGCGCATGGAGGACGGTGCCGACGTCGCCTTCGTCTACCGCCCGGTCAACTCGTCGAAGGCCGCCACCAACCCCGAGCTGAGCGGCAACTTCAAGGTGGACAAGGTTCCGCCGCTCGGCGGCGAGCGCGGCCGCCTCTTCGGCGAAGGCTCCATCGAGTTCAAGGTCAACGGCGCCGTCACCTGGGACGACGGCACGACCGTCCTGACCCTCGGCTGATCCATCAACCCGTCGCGCGAGCGGAGGGCCCAAGCCCGGAGGGCGTGCCGGCCCGCCGGCCTCCGCCATAGATCGCCGGTCCGGTGCTGCGAGGGCAGCCGGCGATCCGCGACACCTCTAGAAAGGGAGAACACGCCCGTGTTCGCCAGCAAGCTCTCGAATCGCTTCGGTCGCCTCGCAGACACTCGCCGCGTCTCCGCTCCCTGGCCGTGGGTCGACTTCTGGGTGGAGATCCTCCGCTCCGGGGCCCGCGCGTGGCAGGAGTGGGCGGAGAACAACCGCACCAACTCGAAGCTCGTCGACCTCGTCGTGAAGGCGGGCATCAAGGCGACGCTCGCCGCCGACCTCGCCGAACAGCAGACGATCCGCCCCGGGCAGCGGCAGCGCCGCAAGCTCACCCGCGCCGAGCGCGAGCGCCGCGCGGCGAGCTTCGACCCCGAGACGGTCCTCGACAAGGCGCTCGACCGCGTCTCGTCCGACGAGCTGCTCGCCGTCCGGAGCCTCAACGACCTCAAGCCGGGAATCGCGATGGTCGCGATCCAGGCGCACGGCGGCCCCGACCTCGAAGAGGTCGCCCCGACGGTCGAGGACCGGCTCCGCCTGCTCGGCTGGGAGGGCTTCCTCGTGAAGCTCCCCGGCGAGCCGCCGCAGGCGTTCTCGCGCGACGCCTGGGCGAAGCTCGACCCCGCCTCCGATCTCGCGAAGGCGGCCACCGCCAACCCCGCGCTCGTGGAGGAGTTCACGGGCCCGGCGCGCCACGAGGACGGCACCCTGGTTTGGGTCGACGAGGTCGACGCCGAGGGCAACGAAATCGACTACGGCGGCCGCCCGGTCGGCGACGCGATCACCGCGTGGCTGCTCGACGAGATGGAGGCGACGGAAGACTTCCGCGGGCAGATCGTCGCGAGGGCCGCGGAGGATTTCACGCCTACGCCCGCTGGCGCCACCGCTGGATAACGAACCTCAAACCGACCGAGCAAGAGGATCTGCTGTTCCGTGCAGAGAAGCGCTACTGCGAAGCGATGCGAGCCGTCGACGGCGTCGAAGCCGAGTGCGGCGGCTCGCGTCACCCGCGGCAGTGCCCTCGCTGCGAACGGAAAGGGATCCTCGACGGAGACGACGCAACGGAGATGTGGTGCCCGGAGTGCGAGGACGTTTTCGACGTCCTCCACTGCCCGCTCTGCGGGGCGGAGATGGACTTCGGCGAGCTGTCGGAGTTCACGGACGCTCCCGAAGACGAGCGGCCGGCGCCGGTGCTGCCGGGCTGGCTGCAACCCGTCTTCGAGGCGCACTCCGCGCTCGGCCGCGACCAGCGAGGCGTTCCCACCGTCGTGGAGCAGCGGGCATGGCTCGACGAGCACGAGATCACCGACCTCGATGAGCGGCGCGTCTGGCAGGCACTGTGGGCCGCGATCTCCGCCGCGGAGATGAGCGAGCGCGCCAAGACGGCCGAGCGGATCGCAGACAGATCAGACGCGGATCGCCCCGGCAGCTCAGCAGACGAGAGGTAGCGACGACCCTTGGCGAGCACCACCACCTTCCACGTCCACGTGAAGCTCTCCGCGGCCGGCTTCGACGGCGAGGCGCGGAAGGCTGGTGCTGGCGCCAAGGATCTCGGCGACAAGTCGAAGGACAGCGCCCGGAAAGTCGGCGACCTGGAGCGCGCCGTCAAGTCGCTCCGCACGGCTCTCGCCGCGCTCGGCATCGGCGCGGCGCTGCGCGAGACGGTCCGCGCCGCCCTCGACATGGAGCGCGCGACGACCTCGCTCCGCGCGTCGACCGGCGACGCTTCCGGCAGCCTCGCTTTCCTGCGGGCAGAGAGCCAGCGGCTCGGGCTCGTCTTCCGCGACCAGATCAACACCTACTCGCAACTCGCCGCGGCGTCGCGCGGAACGAAGCTCGAAGGGCAAGGCGTCCGCGACGTCTTCACAGCCGTCGCTGAAGCGGCGACCGTCTTCCGGCTCTCGGGCGAGCAGGTCAAGGGCACCATGAACGCCCTGCAGCAGATGATCTCCAAGGGGAAGATTTCCGCCGAGGAGCTTCGTCAGCAGCTCGGCGAGCGCCTGCCCGGCGCCGTCGGCATCATGGCTCGCGCGCTCGGCGTCTCGACGGCCGAGCTGAACAAGATGCTCGAATCCGGGCAGCTCATCTCCGAGGACGTCCTCCCCCGATTCGCAGAGCAGCTCCGCAAGGAGATGGCCGGCGAGGTCGAGAGCGCGAGCCAGTCGGCCGGCGCCAACCTAAACCGCCTGCAAAATGTTTTCTTCGAGCTGACGGCAGCGGTCGGCGAGGGGCTCGTCACCGCGCTCGGCGAAGCCGCGAAGGGGCTCGGCGAGGTCGGCTCCAACGACTCGTTCCTCCAGATGGCGCGCGACGTCGGCGTGGCCGTCGGCACGGTCATCGGCTGGATCGCGAAGCTCGTCGCTTTCGTCGCCAGCATCGGCTCGGCGTGGCGCTCGATGCGGGCCATGCACGCCGACGTCATGGGCGACCTCGTCGAGGTTACCGGCCGCGCGATCACCGCGATTCTCCGCTTCTGGGCGGACGGACTCGACCGCTTCGGGCTTGACTCGTGGGCCGCGAAGCTCCGCGGCGGCGCCGACGAGATCGAGAAGACGCTCACCGACGTCGCCGACGGCTACCGGCAGGTCGCCGATGATCAGCGGACGATGGCGGCCAACGCCGCGTCGGCTGCCGCGACCGGGATCCGCCCGCTGGCGAACGAGCTGAAGAACGCCCGCGGTGCTACACGCAACGCCGACGACGAGCTGCGGGGCTACGCGCGGACGCTCGACAACACGCGAACGAAGCTCCGCGAGCAGAAGGAAGCCAACGCGCAGCTCCTCGCCTCGCTGCGAGGCGGGCTCGTCGAATACGAGCTGACGAAGCAGCGCCTCGAAGACGAGCGCGAGGCGCTCGAAGCCTCGCTCAAGTTCCGCCGTGAGCACCGCGACGAGATCTACCGCGAGACGCTCGCCCGGGCCAACGAGCGCCGGATGATCGAGGCGACGGTGCGGCTCCTCCAAATGGAGGCCGACTGGCGGAACCAGCTCAAGGACACCATCGCCGAGCAGACCGCCGCCGCCGGCGACGAGATGACGCGCCGCGTCCGCGATGGCTTCGCCAATCAGTCGGCGATCCTGCAGCGCGAAATCGAGTACGCGAACGAGCTAGCGGTGGCGCTCAAGCTCGGCGGTTACGAGGCCGCCCTCGCCGCGCAGATCAAGCAGGAGGCGGCTCAGCGGAGCATCGTCCTCACCGACGAAGAAGCCGAGAAGCTCGCCCTGCTCGCCCGCGAGGCGCGCAAGGCCGCCAAGGACGTCGAGCGCCTGATGGAGACGGCGACCCCGGAGGCGCGCACCAACAACATGCTCGACGACTTCCAGACCATCCTGGGCGTCGTCGGCAAGATCGCCGAAGGGCTCGACGAGGGGCTCGCCAACGCCATCGTCCTCGTCGGGCAGCTCGCCGCCGGCATGCAGGCGGCCTACAACGCCACCGACGCCGCCGGGCGGGCCGCGGGCGGCGCGCAGACCGGGCAGGCCGTCGGCGCCCTCGGGCAGCAGTTCGGCTGGTGGAAGGGCGACCGCGGCGTCAGCCAGTTCGGCGGCCGCATGTCGGGCGACTACGGCGACGTCGGTGCGATGGCGGGCGGCGCCGCCGGCGCGGTCGTCGGCGGCATCTTCTTCGGCGCCATCGGCGCCGCCATCGGCTCCGCTCTCGGCTCCATCGCGGGTGGCATCAAGGGCGGAATGATCAAGCGCGGCGCCGACGAAGGGATCGCCGAAATCGAGCTGGCGGCCGGCGAGATCGGCATGCGCGTGATCAAGGCCGAGGGCAAGCTCGGCGACGCGGTCAAGAGCGTCGGCGAGGCGATGATCGCCGGCCTCGAACAGATGGCGACGGTGATCGGCGGCACCCTCGAATCCCTGCCCAACATGGGGTTCAAGATCCGCGACGACCAGATCAAAGTGTGGGTCGGCGAGGTCGTCGGCTACTTCAAGGACGTCGACGAGGCGGTGCGCTTCGCGGTCCTCGAAGCCCTCAAGCAAGCCGATATCAGCGGCCTCTCGCAAGAGATGGCGACCGTCCTCGCCAACACGACCGCGGCTTCCCTGGAGGAGCTGACGGCTGACCTCGAATTCGGAAAGTGGTTCGAGCGCCTCGGGCTCGACCAGATGGCCGTCGCCCTCGACGACATCATGCTGCAGTTCGCCGAGGCGGTCCGGAACGCGCAGCGCCTCGGGCTCGACGTCACCCGCCTCGGGGCTTGGCTCGGCACGCAGATGACCGCCGTCCGCAACGGCATCCTCGGCGTGCAGGAATCGCCCGAGGCGCGGATCCGCCGCGAGGCGGCCGCGTTCAACCAGCAGCTTCAGATCATCCGCGCCGAGCAGGAGGCGAAGAAGGCGGAGCTGCTCGTGAAGAAGGCGCAGCTCCAGGCCGAGATCGCTCTGATGCGCGCGGAGATGGACCTCTCCGGGCA